AAACAGCTTGACCTGCAGAGCTTTATACTTGCCTCTGCACAGTATCTGCTGAAACATCCTAAAGTGCCTTGCCGCAAGGTGCATGAAGATAAGAGCAGTGTAACAGGCCGTGAATCCTTCGTCTTTGTGCGGGGCAAAGATCCTTGCGGAGCTGGTAAGAAAGGCGACTACGTGGTACTGCTCCAGGAGGCGGCAGATTCGAAAGAGATCCAGGCGCTGCAGCTCATCCACATCGATGGCAAGAAGTATGTACCGATGGTGTACTACGACATTGACAGAAGGGCGGTGGAGTAATGATCAAAAAGACACTCAGAGCCCTTAGACAGCTAAATGCAACAAAGGAAATGATGCAGAAGGCAGAAGCAGACAAGCCAACAGCCAGTAACAAGTGGTGGAAGACAGATATTAAATACCCTTACAAGTACGGGGTATATCTTAGGGCACAGCATCTGAAAGGATTTCTTAAAGTTGCGGTGTTCGCAACGGAATGGATGCGCCAGGGGATATGTACACCGTGCTATGAGATATTTATCGACTATGAGAACGGACAGTTTATAACACGAAAACTGTCAAAAGACTACATAGAGACAGGCTGGACGGATGCGATGGTCGATAACCTGAAGAATGTCGACGATGTAAAAATTGTCGGCAGATATTGGAATGACAGTCTTATGTCAGGAAGTGGCGCTGAGGATCCGTGGATGGACGAGCACCAGGCAGCGTATATCAAGAAAACGCTGCAGACGAATAAGAGTGGGTATGCGGCCATCGTAGAATATCAGCGTAAATGTCGGCAGCAGGATCTTGCAGAAAAGCGCCGCCGGGAGACTGCTCCCTGGGATGAGGACATGGCAAGAGTGCCGGAAGAGCCAACGGCATTTAGGAGATGGGTGTTCCACGAGGCTGCGCCGGAGAATTACATGATATATACATACACCAAGACTGGAGCAAAAGAAGGCTGGTGTACGTACTGTGAGAGAACAGTACAGCTCAAAGAAAAGCCTTTACATGGCAAGATTGGAATATGCCCTCGGTGCAAACGAGAGATAACCTACAAGTCCTCGGGCAAAATAACTACACTTGCAACAGACTCGTACAGGGTACAGCTTGTACAGAACATAGATGGCGGCATCGTAGTTAGACTCTTTAAAGCAAGAAAATACTGGAAAGGAACAATAAAGGCAGAGATGTATCTGCATGAAGATACAAGAACACTTATTATGGACGGCACCAAATGGCAGTATTCCTGGGAACTATACAAGAATATAGAGCATAGGTGGTGTCGGTCAAACTATAAAAATTATGGGAACTGGCAAGGTGGGCGGGTATATACCGGTAATATGTATCATTTGAGTAAGACTGGGCTGGTACATAGTTCGCTTCCACTGGTGCTCAAGCATAATAAAAAGATTACAAATGCAGTAGTAGATTGGCTTGACGCTGAAAAGTATGATCCGAACATCGAAAGGTGTGTAAAAGCCGGGTTATATAGACTTGCAGGCGAGATGGTGAAGAACGACGGAATGATTAAAAACAGGAGAGCGACAGAGCTCACAAAGGCTCTTGGAATCGACCGCATGAGACTGTCAAGATTAGTGGCACATGACGGAGGCTCGTTATATCTGTCATATCTGCAGAGAGAGAAGGTAGACAATACAATATACCCGGATGATATTCTGCTTGATTTGACAGAAAAACATATTACTTTACCATACTTGAAAACCATGCTTGATCATATGACTCTGGTCAAGGCATACAACTATCTTGTCAGACAGAGTGATCCATCTGACAAAAATCCGATGAGCCAAGCACTTACAACATATAACGACTACATGAACATGGCGGTGAGGCTGCAGATGGATACGTCTGTAGAACAGATATATAAACCAAAAAACTTGAAAAAAAGCCATGCAAAAGTGATTGATCTGTTGAGCCAGGAGTCGTGGGATAAGACGGCTCAGGAGATCATGGAAAAGTTTCCTAAAGTTGATAAAGAGTTGCCACGATTCCTGAAGTACGAATACAAAGGCTCTGCCTATCAAATAGTGGCACCACGGACGGTGGCGGATATAGTACGTGAAGGATCTCTGCTCAGGCATTGCATCCATACCTGTGATTTCTATTTTTCAAGGTATGAAACCAGGGAGACATTCATTCTTTTCCTCCGGAAAAACGACAATCCGAGTAAGCCGTGGTATACGCTTGAAGTTGAGCCGTCGGGTAACATCAGACAGAAGCGAACGGTTGGCGATAACCAAAACAATGACCTGAAGGCAGCAGTCACATTCCTTCATGAGTGGCAGCAGTGGCTACAGAAGATCCTCAGCGATGAGGATAAGAAACTTGCAAAGATCAGTGAAAAGAAGAGAAAAGAAAACTATAAGAAGATCAGGGCCGCAGAAAAAAGGGTCTGGCATGGAAAACTACAGGGGCAACTCCTTGCAGATGTGCTTGAGGCTGACTTCTTAGGACTGGAGGAAATATGTTAGATATAACGAATGTGACAAGGGCAACACCAAGCACAACTTACGAGGAATTCAAGACCGAGCTTGATACGGAACTTAGCAAGAGTGCCGAGGGATTTGTCCGAATAGGATATCTGTTGAAACTTGCAAGAGATACAGACGTGCTTGCAGGCAGGTATTCGAGTGTGACGGAATTTGCACAGGCCGAATATGGCATCGATAAGACCACCGTCAGCAGGTGGATGCGTATCAATGATAAATTCTCGGAAGGCGGTTACAGCGACCAGCTACTTGAGCAGTACAGAGGCTTCGGTTATGCAAAACTATCACTCATGCTGCAGATCCCGGATGCAATAAACGAGACTCTTACACCGGCCTACAGCAAAGCAGACATACAGCAAATCAAGGAGGATGTTGATACAGAGAAACAGGTGAGCGACATTGAGGTCATGATTGACGAGATGGAACACCCTCAGACAGATGACCGCCTCCTTGCATTCGTGAAGGCTATTGACATGCCAGATAAATGGGATGATGAAAATTACACTGCAATAGAGCTACTTGCTCCACAGGGTGATGGTTATGTATCTGCAAGGGTTCCTGGCTTGGGAAAACTTGGTATGACGATCATGGACGGCAAGGACGAGGTAACTCTCACTAATATCAGAACAGGTGAATTCTGGAGATACCCGTCAGCCGAAGTAAATTCAACGTTTTTGGAAGTTGTGAAGCTATACAAAAAGAGATCAGACAATACATCATCGGCGAAAGATGAGCAGAAAAAGCAAAAAAATGCTCAGAAACCACGAAAGACTACCCAGAAGGCAGTTAGCAGAGTGCAGAAAACTGAAAAAAAGGCAGTTGCACCGGTACAACAGGGAAAAGCATCAATCGAAGTAAAAGCTACGATGGAACCTGTTTTAGATGCAGAGGAAATAAAAGAAAAAGATGCACATGTCAGTGACAAGGACATAATGACACCGCCAGAACTGCCAGGAGAACAGACAGAGCAGCATCCGGCAGCAGGTTCGGAAGATGAAAACAGACTGAAGATACACCTTAGTACACTAATATTTGATCTGCAGATAGCTATAGATAGAGGAGACTGGTCAAAAGTGCTTATCACACTTAAAAAAATGACAACACCTGTAGAGGCATTAGTCGGTAAGGAGTCGGAAAATGGCGAGTAAACAGGCAAAGGCAAAAGAGTTTTCACCAAAAATCAGAGAAGTTATTAAAAGAAGGGACGGAGGCTGTATATTTTGCCGGATGAACTATCAGATGGATAAGATTAACTGGTTTGATTCACAGCTTATGTCAATAATGCATTACATTCCAAGGTCAAAGGGTGGCCTTGGAATAGAACAGAACGGCGCCCTGGGCTGCCAGTATCATCACTCGATGCTGGACAATGGCCATCAGGGCAGGCGGGTAGAAATGCTTGAGATGTTTAAAGGGTACTTACAGAGTCACTATGATAACTGGAACGAAGAGGAATTGTATTACAGAAAATGGAGGTAGTTTTATGTTTGTTAATTATTCAATACTTAAGAAAATGATAAAGGCGGCATATGAGCATCATGTCCTTACAGTAGCCTGCACACCGGATCTTGTAATAATACAGAGCTCAAAATGGGGCATAAGTGTACGGCGGAGCTTCCTTCACAATAAGGTGATGGCTGCACTTGCCGAGTTTATTGGAGAACTGCCACCGCAGGGAGAGGCATGGAGCTATATAAAAAATGGGAAAAACATGGAAAAGCAGGAAGAACTCATGGAGACTATTGAAGGATACTTTATGTATAAGCCCGGCAAGAGATACAGCAAGACGGATGTATATGTAAGGACTTTTGGGAGCCTGTATCAGATATATGAAAGCGATGATATGAGCAAGCTGTACATAAACTCTGTGTTTACAGAGCTTATCGATGCGATGAATGTCGAAACAGAGAGAGGAGAGATTCAGCCTCAGAAATGGACGACTGGCCAGCATGGATTGATCTATATCACAAATAATGTGATGACCTTATACTGCAACTATTACCACGGACAGACAGAGCTTGAAACAGAACTGTTGTCATTGATAGAGGATACAAGTTTGCTTGAGAAAGATATGCTGGTGAAGAAAGGGGAAGCGTAGTTGAAAATAATAGCAAAGAGAGAAGCAGATCTGTCAGTTGAAGATTTTACTGATCTGGTCCGCAAAGGCAGATTAACAAAATTACTCAGCGTAGGAGATCAGCTTACAGTTGGATACAGGGATAAGATACTGTTGCTTGATGTAATAGACCTGAACAAGGATGGTGAGGGAACCGTAACGGTTCAGACTCATTACACACTTGATGATATTATGAAGTACAGCGATAAAGGAATGCTTGCGTGGGAATCATCAGATATCCGCAAGTATCTGCATCATATTTTCCTCCCAGGACTGGATGATGACTTTAAGAAACTTCTGACAGTACGAAAAAGCACCAATACCATAGGGGATGATACTATTGATAGAATTTTCATTTTATCTGTTGATGAAATGGTAAACGGATATGAGTATTACAGGATACAGGAGAGAACAATCAAAACAAATGGAGATGGAGAATATAAGGCATATTGGTTGAGGTGTCCGTCAGCCTGGGCGGAAACCGGTACTTGGTGCTGCGGCGGTGGTTACTACCGCAGACAGACCGGGAATAGTTCGCTTGCTGTAGCTCCATGTATGGTTATTGGAGGATAAAACGAATGTTGACATTACCGATCAAACGTATGTGGTTTGATATGATTGCGTCTGGCGAGAAGAAAGAGGAATACAGAGAGATAAAAGAATATTACGACAGCAGACTTCTGAATGCCTTTGGTGCAATATGCGTAGGCGATGAGGTGCTGCACAATGTATTACCAGAGATGGATCAGATAGAGTGGCCAGTGCCAATTGTGTTCCGTAATGGATATTCAGCGGCCAGTCGGCAGATAAAAGCGATGTGTACGCTTAGTATAGGCACAGGCAAGCCGGCCTGGGGAGCTGAACCAGGGAAGAAGTATTATATATTACACATCAAAGAGATAGATAAGGAGTAACGAATGAGAGAGACAAAGGACATTGAAATGAATAGCCTGGCCGTAGAGTGTGAGGACTGTATGAGTACACATAAGGTATCAGTATACATAGACTTCACCGAACCGGTCAGTTACAGAGAGGCTGAACAGTATGTTGCAGATCTTATATGCCTGGGACAGAGAGAGTTTGAGAAAGAGAGCAGCAGATTTGCGGCTAGATATATGAAAAATAAGTGCGCTGCAAAATAGAGCTGCAAGGCAAAATATAACAAGGGAGGAGATAGATAATGCCTACCGGGACAGCCAGGGCAGCAGTCACCGAATATGATGAGATAGAGCATGCACTAGAGGAGGTGTCAAAAGTAGTGAATAAATGTGGTAAAGCACTGGAGATCTATAACGGCCTGCTGGCTGTTATGAAAAAGAAAACTCCTAAGGAATACGGAGAATATCTACAGAAAAAAAGACAAGGAAAGAGGCGGTACAAGTGAAGAAGATAAATATGAGTAACTACGTAAGCGTGGACATTATAAAAGATATGGTGTTAAAGGATCGGAAAAGAATATTTGACTCAATAAATATGCCAGAGATAGTACCCTGGCTTGAGTCGATAGGATATTTTAATGCGCCGGCATCTGCACAGTATCATGGATCCCATGAGGGCGGGTTGTATGAACATTCATGGCGTGTGGCTGAATATCTCAGTGAAATATCAAGTGCCCTGGGATACAAGTGGGACAGATGGCAGTCACCTTTTATCATAGGGTTACTGCATGATGTGTGCAAGTGTGACGAATACAAGGCAACAAAAGAAGGGTACGAAAGGAACGACGAAACAAGGTATTTGGGACATGGCGATAAGAGCCTCATAATACTCATGGGGCATGCGGATCTTACGGAGGAAGAAAAAATGTGTATAAGATACCACATGGGAGCATACACGGATAAAAAGGAATGGAGTTATTATGGTAATGCTGTTCGTGAGTGCACTGGAGTGCTACTTACTCACATGGCAGATATGCTTGCAAGTCATGTAGACGATATGTAGGAGGTGTGGCAGGTGACAGATGCGGATATCAAGAAAGTGGTAAATGCTACAATCGATTCTATGCTGCGGAAGAATATGCTGCGCTATAATGATAACGTTATACTATCCTCGGTTGGGAATATTCTCACAAGATACTACGATAGCGACATGAAGGATATAACAATCAAGGACACTCTTGATAAGCTGAGTGATCATACCTACAGCGATATCCTGGCAATGTATTACAGAGATCATATGACGCTCGAGGTCATAGCCGAAAAATATAATGTTGATGTAAGCACCATCCGCCGCAACAAGAGAAAGCTTTGTCTTGAGTTTTACAACAAGTATCCAGATATGATTGAGTTGGGATGACAGCCCATGCAGTTGCACCGGTGCAACATTTTACAGAGTCGGTATTATTACCGGCTCTTTTTATATGCCTATGGGCGCACTGGTGTTTTACATGAAAATATCTGAAAATGAGGAAAAAGGGGCATGACACCTGACAAGTATCAGGTGCATGTCCACACTATGCGGAGGTGGTTAGATGGATAAGTTACAGGATTACATCAAGCCGGAGCTTCTGGTACTGATACCGGTGCTTTATATCTTAGGTTTGATGCTCAAGAAGACAGAGAAGATTAATGACAAGTATATCCCGGTGATGCTCGGAATTATAGGCATAGTGCTCAGTGCAATATATGTGGCAGCAGTCAGCGGCATATGTCTCATGAGCGTGTTTACGGCGGTCACGCAGGGAATACTTGTAGCAGGGGCAGCAGTATATGTGAATCAGCTTGTTAAGCAGAATAAGGAGTAGGAATGACAGATACAATCATCGTCGGCCTGCTCAGTCTGGCTGGTACATGCATAGGATCACTTGGCGGACTGAGGATGACGAGTTATCGGATAGAACAGCTTGAAAAGAAGGTTGACAGGCATAATAACTTTGCAGAGCGCATCCCGGTTCTCGAGGAAAAGATAGAATCCGCCAATGACCGAATAAAGAATCTTGAAAAACATGAGGAGAAGTAAGAATGAATATGCTTAAGTGCTTGTTAACCAACAATGGTTGCTATAAAGAGGCGAAGAGAATGACTCCTGTGGGAATCATCATACATTCTACCGGGTGTAACAATCCAAACCTCAGAAGATATGTGCAGCCGGATGATGGCATCATCGGATACAACATATATCAGAACGACTGGAATCATCCTGAGGCCGATGTGTGTGTACATGGATTTGTAGGCAAGACGTTAAAGGGTGACGTTAGATTTGTTCAGACATTGCCCTGGAACTTTCAGTGCTGGGGTTGTAGTAGCGGCTGGAAGGGCAGCTACAACAGAGGATATATACAGATCGAGGTATGTGAGGATGATCTCACAGACGAGAAGTATTTTGAGAAGGCTTTTGCAGCTGCGATGGAAGTCACAAGATATTTGGTGAAGCAGTACAACATCAGTATCAACAACGTCATATCGCACAAGGAGGCACATGATAGAGGCTATGCATCCGACCATGTAGACTGTAACCACTGGCTTGCTAAGTTTGGAAAAGATATGGACTGGTTCAGGCAGCAGGTCAAGAAGGGGCTTACAGCTACGACCACGAAAAAGCCTACAACATCAGCAACGAATAAAACGACAACTACAACATCATCGTTTAAGTCGTACAGGGTAAAGGTAACGGATCCGGCTCTTAATATCCGTGCCGGTGCCGGAACTAATTACAAGGTGAATGGAATGATAACGGATATGGGAGTGTATACGATCATCGCTGAAAAAAGTGGAACAGGAGCGAAGAAATGGGGACGGCTTAAGAGCAAAGCCGGCTGGATTGCCCTCGATTATACACGGAAGATATAAAGGGGTGAGGCCATGGACGAGCCAAAGCTCAAGCTGATGGCCACATACTACATTGGTGAGTGTGCCGGCAATGCAGAACAGTCTGCGATTCGTGCCGGCTACTCGAAGAAGTATGCAAGAGGTAATGCATATAAGCTTATAGCGAGACAGGATGTGCAACAGTACATAGCATATCTCAGATATCTGCAGAGTGTTAATCCTACAAGCCCTATCTTGCATATAGCTACAATCAATGAGATTCAGGGATTTTGGACAAATGTAATGGACTCAAACAGGTACGACATTAAGGACAGGCTGAGAGCATCAGAGCTTTTAGCTAAGAGCATAGGAGCATTCGATGAATTCTAGGACATTATCAGACTTCTATCACTCGAGAGAGTGGCAGAAGTTTACATATGTAGTTAGAAGTGAAAGAGTAGATGATAAAGGACAGATCATATGTGAATACTGTCACAAGCCGATCACGAAGGCTTATGACTGTATTTGCCATCACAAGATATATCTGACCGAAGATAACTACAGGGATGTGTCAGTATCTCTGAATCCGGACAACATAATGCTTGTGCATCACAGATGTCATAATGTGATTCACGATAAACTTGCTAGCAGGCGGTCTGTATATTTGGTATATGGATCGCCACTTGCGGGCAAGACCTCTTACGTCGATAGTGTTAAGTCTGCTGGTGATCTTATCATAGACATGGACCGCATCTGGTTGTGCGTTTCGGGATGTGAGCCATATGTTAAGCCGGCACGACTTAACGCTGTTGTGTTTGGCATGAGAGATTATCTTCTTGACTGTGTTAAGTACAGGACAGGCAAATGGCAGAATGCGTATATAGTTGGAGGATATCCGCTTATAAGCGAGCGAGACCGCCTGTGCCGTGAGCTTGGAGCCCAGGAAATATTTATAGACACAGGCAAGGAGGAATGCTTGTCACGCTTGTATTCAGATGGTAACAGAAATACGGAGTTGTGGCAGAAATATATAAGCGATTGGTGGGAAAAATACTCCCCCCC